TTTCTGACCATACTGGTCTTGAACTGCATATGCTCCGTCGTCTTTTCTGTCTTTAAGGGTGAGAAGAAACATTTTACTCTACTTCGCAAGCTTGTCTATAGAGATCTTGAAAAATACCTTTGATTATAGTTTTATCAAATTCAAATTCGGATTCATCTATGTAACGATTTAAAATTGACATCGTGTTTTCTTCTTCATCTACTTCAAAATCTTCATTTTCTTGGATGTCAAAATTTTCGACAATTTTTAGATCTTGAATTCCTGTAGTGTACAGTTTATCAATGAATTTTTCAAAGTCTTTTGGTTTTGATTTTTTACGAACAATTACTTTAACGATCTTATTTTCATATTCAGACGCATCGAATAATTGATAGGGAGTATCCTCATAATAAATGTTATAGAATAATTTATAAGGATTGTTGATTGGAGTGTGTTCTAGAGTTTCGGTATCAAAGATATGAAATCCCCGAGTATCATTTACATCCGTCCAATACATTTCATAAGGATTACCGAGATAGAACACAGTTCCATTATCAGAACGAGTGTGGTAATGACCAGAAAATACCTTTGTGAAGTTTGAAAAAAGATTCGCTTCCAGTCCATGCTCCTCCATTACAAGATGTTTGTTGACACGAAATCCTTTGAGTTCAAGGTGTCCCATAGCAACCTTTGCCTTGGATTTCTTAAGGACCTTTAGAGTTTCGTCATAGTTCTCACTACAAATCCAAGGAATAAAAGTCATATCAATTCCACAAACTTTTGTATTTGTCGGGGAACTATAAGTTTTAATATTTGGATAATCCTTGAGAAGAAGAGCAGGAGAGTTTACATTATTGGTATTCTTATAATAACAATCGTGATTACCAACAATCATATGAACATCATACTTTTTAAGAGGGTCAAATACAACTCTCTTTGCCCATTCAAGACTTTGATAATCAATTGACTTACGACTATCAAAGGCATCTCCCATATGAATGACCGTCTCTACCCCGTGTTCTTCAAGGGCAGGAAAAAATACATTCTTATAAAAGAGTTCAAAGTAATCATGAAGATGCTTTGAACCTTTTTTTGCCCCGTAATGACTGTCCGTAAGAATTGCTACCTTCATCGATTTCCGTTTCTGTACTGGATTGCGTCCTTCATACTATTATACTCTGAATTGTTCCCAGAAAGCAAGCCATCATCAATTGTCATAACCTCATCAAACCCAGACCTTTCAATAATTTTTGTTTTAATGTCCAACTGCTTCTTTTCTTTTTGAATTCTTCTCAAAAATGCGTAGTGAATAATTTGAGTGAAATATGCAAAAGGGTTCTTAGACTTTTCTGGATCGAAGTTGTGAATGTACTGAACACAATTTTCAATTCCATCAGAAATCATATCCTCACGGAACATATAATTTACAAAATTTGGTTTATATGATAAATGAGTCGCAATCTTTAGAAAACACTCACCAAGATAATTTGGAATAGGAGGTTTACCTTCCCAATGTTTTGCTCGATCCTCTCTGGTTGGATTCCTTCCATTTTTCTTTAAGAAGTCTGCCTCAACCTTAGATCGATAAACGATCAGTGATTCCAATAATTCTTTGTTGTTTACATAATGTTCAGTTTTCTTCTTCGACATAACATCGGACTCATTCAATATAACTTTTGTTTATTATACCACACTCAAGGGGGCTTGACAAGACATAAAAAACTTAGTAGACTAGGTTTGTCCCCGTTGAAGATGAGAATCTAGCTTTCTTTAAGATCTTTAAAGATCCTTTCAAGTTTCTTGCGAGCATCTTCCACAGAACCGATATAACCCATCTTTGAAGATGGTTTTACCTTACCTGATGGGTTATAAACATCTGCTGAATTATCATCTTCAATATAATCATTGTAGATATTAATTAATCTCTTATCTTTAGTTTCAGTCATAGTAATAATCTTATCAAGTTTTACAATAAAGAAATCATCACTTGACATTTCGATCCATGATTTTACTTTGAGATGAGTTCCATGTTGATTATGGAACGTTTTCATAGTAACTGGATTTTGAAGTACAATAACTGGATCTCCATCATTCTCATCCACCATGACTAATGATAGAATCTCTTCACCAGATACTAATTTTATAATTGCGTAAAACTCTTCTCCCATTAGTTCTTTAGCGGAATGTTTACAATATCGTAATTAAAATTTTCTTCATTATAAACTTTAATTCTTTCAATTAAGTGATTGAGTGTATAATTCTTTCTTGACTTATAACTGATATCATCGGCAATGTCATATAGAGTTGCCTTTGTTTTATTGTCCCCTTTTCTTAGGACTCTTCCGATTGATTGGAGATTTCTGATTCTTGATTTACTAGGGGAAGCAAATATAACGTTGTGTAAGTTTTTAATGTTAATGCCCGTAGAAAAAGTTCCGTAAGAAGCAACGATAATTGCGTTATTTTCTTTTTCGGTGATTTCTCGAACTTTTTCTCGGTCTTCAGTATCAACTCCACCATGTACAAAAAATACATGACGATTCTCTGCGATACTCTTATTTATGAGTTCGTATAAAGGTTGTCCGTGACCTTCGACTCTGGAAAATAGAATTAGAGTATTACCTTTCAAATCAAGGGCAAGGTTGCGGATAAACTTATTACGTTTTTCATGATTAATAATATACTGAACCTCATCCTCAAAAGTCTCAAACTTATTCGGTGGGTGTTTCAATAGCAGTATATTGATATCCAATTTGGCAACGTGTCCTTTTTGCATCAGTTCTTCTGTTCTGATGATCTTATAAGAAGGTCCAAACAACCCTTCTAGAACCCATTTGTGAGTTTGTGTACCATCTAGAGTTCCTGTAAAACCATAACGGAATTTAGCATCAGAAAGTTTTGACATTATAGATACTAATGACTTTGATTTAAACTGGTGTGCCTCATCTCCTACGACTACATTAAATCTTGAAAAATATTGACGGGGGAGTTTGTAGATAGATTGCCAGGTTGTGATGATCACCTGAGAGTCTGTTTCTCTTTCTTTCCCTGCGTATATTTTGTGGCAGTATGAACCAACATCCCACCCATAATCTGCAAAATCTTTATACATTTGTTCTACAAGGGAAGTCGTTGGAACAACTATCAGAGTATTTTGTCCTTTCTCAACGTAATATCTCACAATCGCATATATCATCAACGACTTTCCAGAAGCAGTTGGAGATATCAACAACTTTCTATTGTGTTTTAAAGCGTCGTATACTCCCTCAACTTGGTAATCGCGGGGGGAATACTTGCAAATAGAATTCATATAGTCTTTCACACCTTCTTTTGAAATCATCTCATTGACTTCAAAGGGAAGACCATAAAATTTATTATTTACAAACTCATAAGTGTATTCGTGATTCTCACAGAACCGAGTGAGTTTATCTAAAAGACCAATATAGATCTCACCAGTTTGAGTATTGAATAATCGTATTTTTCCATCCCAGTGTTTGTTGCGAAACTGGGGCATAAATTTGGCACCAGGAACATCAAAGGTAAACTGATCCGCAAGTTCATAATATACGTGCGGTTCTGCCTGAATGTGCAGATATACTTCATTCTTTTTTGATATAATCAAATGACTCATATTTTATATCATTCTGATACAAATATTTATTGGCAATAAAAAAGAGGCATTTCTGCCTCAATTGAATCCTGATTGAAATTTGTGCCATTCCAAAGCATTCTTGATTTGATAAGTTCTGTTAGAGACTGTCTTAATAATTTCTTCTAAGAACTTCAACATAATGTCATAATATCTGATCTTGAGTTCTATCTTACTCAACTTCTCATCACCATCCATATGCCTCTGTAATGCCTCTTTGTCCCGAACTTTATAAGGGAATGGTTCTTCTTCGTAAACCTCTATTGGTGCCTTTCCTGTGTAGTAATTATAGCGATCAAGTTTAACTTTGTTATATGTTTCTCTTGCCTTTTCTCTCAGTAGAGTAATCATATTATAGATCGTATAATACTTAGAGTGAAGTTGTGGAATTTTTAAAGATTCATCGTGCAAATTATCAGGATCAATGACAGAATCTCTCTGCCACATCTCCTGGATTTCATCAAGATTCATTAAATCGAACTAGTTATAGTGTATACAGTAT